TCCGGGAGGAACAGGATATATAGGTTTACCATCAATAAATGGTATCATACGAACTTGACCTTCCGCATTTACATAGCGTCTAATCTCGTCATACCTACCTGTAGTACTAGGAATTAGTTCTTCAAATGTTGGACCAGTATATGGCTCTGGTGTGTAAGTAGCTGGAGTAAATTGCTGATACGCAGGTACATTGTATATACCATAGTCATACGCTTGTTGTGGTGTCTGACCGTAACCAGACAAATAAGATGGCTGCTGCTGCATGATGCCAGTTCCGGGAAGCGTATATGTGCCATAACCTTGCTGATACTGCCCCGGAACATATCCACCTATTTGCATTTCCATAGGTTCGTTATCATCTTCAATGTCAAGGTCTTCTATATCAAACGGTAAATCATCAGGCATTGTAGCTTCTTCAGCATTGCCCATCTGACCCATTTCTTCCATCATCTTTAAACCCATCTTAGCTTCTTGACGCATCTCCATCAATTTGTCTAAGCCATGATATCTAACTACGTCAGCAGGGAATACAAACTCGCCTTCACTTAATTGAGCAGGAATGTCATCACGAACTTCTTCTTGCATAGAACCCGGTGGCACATCATTTCCAGACACAGGGTCTATTGTGTTGCCTTCGTCCATGAGTCCACCGTCCTCAAAAAGTTCCATTTGCTTTTGCATAACTACTCCACCTTCATTAAACATTCTAATTTTTCCGTCTTTAGTTTTCACACCTAAAGATTTTAATTCTGAAATAGTAGGTTGTTTTACACCTTTTGCTAAAACAAGAGGCCCAACTTGAATTACTTCATCTGCACGAGTTACTGGCTTTCCAGTTGCCTTATCGTAAAAAAAACTATGCCTAAATGGATTCATACCTACTTGAGTCCATTCAGGATTATCTATTAAACTTTTAGCAGCTTCAAATACGTTCTCTGGTTCCGCATTGTAATAATCACCGTGTATACGAGCAATAGTAGCTTTGTCTTTATTTTTAGCAATATTTAAACCGCCTTTAGCAGAACTAACAAATTCAACATTTTTTAATACTGCACTTTGCCCGTAGCCGATAGATTGACCCCCTTTTTTAGTTCCATCATGTAGAGAAACAATCCATTTATCCATCTTATCGTAAGATGGAATATCTAGTCGTGAGCCTACACGTGTACCATCTGGAATATTTTTATTTAATCCTATAATACCTGTATCAACTTTTCTAGGGTCTGTAGCTTTTAACGCACCTACAATTTCTGTTTTGGTAGGCATTTCAGGAAAGTTTTCTTTTGTAATTGGCTTTATAGGCTGATTAGCCGTTACTACACGTCTATACTCTTTAGAAGTAATTTTTCCTTCGCTTAAATCTGTAGCTGCCTTTTGTACTTCAGGAACTCTTTTCTGTCTCTGACTTTCCGATAATTTGTTTGCTTCTTTCCACGTTTTTGCCGCATCATCATCAGTCATTAATTTTTTAGCGGCTTCTATATCTTGTTTACGAAACTTCTTAGCGGCTGCACGAAGAGGTTTATTAAGTATATCACCTGCAGGTAAAAACCCCATACCCAATGCCGCAGTTCCTATACCTGCACTAAGATAGTCTCCAGCAGATACATCTTCTGCTATTTCTTTTGCAACAATTGTCTCACCAATACCCGGTATATTTTCGACTACAGTTTTACCTACACTGCCTAAACCAGCCATCTGCTCTGCAAGCATTTCTTCTTTTGTGCGAGTATCAACACCAGTGTCAATATCTCGCGCCTCTTGTATTGCTTGCCTTTGTGCTTCAGTCATTGCCAATTACTTCATCCCTAAGTTGCTTTAGTCTGCGTAACACTGCAATTGCACCTTGCTGTCTGTGCAATGCAATAACGTCTGTTGATTGTTCCATTACTTTATGATGCTGATTAATCATATCATCTAAGTAATTATTGAACGCCTCCCATTGGCGGTTGTTGCCCACCAGCGGCTTGAGGCGGCTGAGTATCTGCTGTCTGTCCATTTGCACTAAATCCTTGTTCACCCGGCACAGGAGCCTGTCCTACACCCATTGTACCACCACCAGAACCTGTTGGGTCCATAGCGTCTGCACCCGGAGGAGGTGTCATACCTTGCTCTGGCTGCATTTGCGCTTGCATACCTTTCAGTATTTCTGCTTGAATAGCGGCGTCATTCATATTGTTGGTCACTTTATCGGGGTCTAAGTCCATAGCTTTAGCTATTTCACGAATAATGTATGGAAACTTAGCAAAGGGTGCAAGTGATGGATTACTTGCGATCTGAAGAAATTGCATCAATCTTTGGCTACGAACCTCGTTAGCCATAAGACTTTCTGTTCCACGTGCTTTGACTTCAAGATCACCTTTAATATCTGGATCAAAGTCAAACTGCATGTTAAAGCGGAAAAGACCTTCACCTAACGGCTTGAGTAGATAATCATCTACATTCTTAATGACATTTTTAATGCTGCCACTAGCTGCGTTCATGAGCATAGAAATACCACTAGCAGTTCGACCTACCCCAGCAACTCCTGTTTGACCATGTGCAAAGGATGGAAAGCCCGTGCTTTCATCTGCAAGTACACGAGCCTTGTCAAACATCATCATGTTTTCTTGTGACACATTCGGATACTTTGTACCAAAGATAGCCTGACCCGGTGCGCCGCCTTGCCTACGGAATACCTTGCCCGGATACAGTGACAAGTCTTGTCCCGGCACAAGATTAGTTTCATCCACCTCTACAAGTAGATTTCCTGACAACACAGCATTATCTACCGCCATACGCATAAAGCCATTCATCAATGTCTGTGTATCGTCCATGTTTTCAGCAAGACCAATGCCAAAGAATGAATATGGGTTCAATTCGTATGGAGCAGCATGATATGGTATTTTAGCTGGCTTAAATGGATTAAGAACCATACGTATCAATTTGCCATTACAAATCCACACATTTGCTTGTAATTCATCGAAGTCATCAAACTCACTTGGGATTTCTACATTTTGCTCTTTGAGCATTTCAGTATCGACCATGCCCCAATATTCAAGAACCTCAAAACGGTCAATGCCATGTTCTGGTGCATAATCTTCTAAGTCATCTTCCCAATACTTTTTATCGTAATTCTCTCCCATGCGAATAGCTTCGTCAATTACGCTGCTACGGAAGTATGGACGTTTTTTCAATGCACGAAGTTGCGTACGCGACATTTTATGGCGTTCAATTACAAACTGTGCCTCATCCATATTATTAGCATCTGGGTCTGGATAAAAATTCCATACAGAAACATGAGATACTTGTGGCACAGTTTTCATAACTGGATCATAGTTACCTTCTTCATCCCAATTAGGATACTCTTTGTCTACGGCAAATGGACCCTTCATTACACCTGTACCAAATAGAGCCATTTCAAATGCAGTACTACGAAGATATTTATTTGCACTAGATTCCTGCAACTGATCCTGTATTTTCTTTTCCATCTTTTTAGCCGCTATTTCTGCTGGGCTAAATGTAATGGCTGTAGGAGTAGTCCCCGGACCTTTCATCAACTTGTCCTCTACAGGAGCAAGTTTATTCTTTAATCCACCCAGACGTTCCATAAGAGTTTTTGCGGTTGCGCCGGGAGGAAGATCATTACCATCTCCAGCGTACCCATATGGACTTTGTGAAAGTTCGTTACGCACCTCATCTGGCATTTGAGGATCAAAATGTACGCTATCCTCTACTCCTTCAGGAAGTTCAGTAGGATCAATAGAAAGTGGAAATTTATGATTGGCAAAAAGAACATCTACAATCTGACCGTATGCTGCAAGAGTTTTGGTTTTAGTAACTTTAATAAAGATACGAGACTTTTCAGCTTCGGTAAACTGAACATCAGGACCATATAGTCCACGATAATTACGGTAGGCTTTAAGCCATCTTTCTTCATCTTGATATCGGTAATCTTCGGCTCTTTGATATTTCTCAGTAATAAAAGGTACGATACCAGATACATCAGCATCTTCAATTACAGAATCTTCTGTATCTTCCAATGCAATAGCATCGTCTTCCATCATAATTTCTTCTTCAGCCATATTACTTTTCCTTAATATCCAAAGGTGGAATCAGCTACCCGCATACCCCCACCGGGTCTACCCATAGGGTCATAGTCGAATATACTAAATCTTGGTCTTGACATTATACCATATCTTAGCGCATCATACAAGTGGTCTTCAGCCGTTGTATCAATGTCTTCCGGGTTTTTCTTGTCGATTGGTAACGCCGGGAGTTGGGATATAATATTGGTGCAATTGTTAAAGAAAACAAGTCTAGGTTCCTCTGTAAATTCGTCTACCTGTAAACGCCTGTGTATCTCGTTCTTACCAGCTACACGACTGCCTTTACTTCTGTCTGACGGACGCCAACGACATCCTCGACTAATCATTTGCTCAGCAAGGCTAGGACCAGTATCGCCACGCTTATGCCAAAGAGAACTGTCAAGAACACCATACTTAATATTGCCATCTCCCGCTTCAGCTTCTAGTATCATATCTGCCAAGTCTGTGGCGAGTACTTTACTGCAGTATAATTCTCTATATACAACCAATTGTTCATCAGGCGCAACAGCAAACCAAACAACACCAGAGTGACTACCGTAACCGTAATCGCAAGCCCTAAACTTAACCCAATTATTAGGAATAGTGAAAGGCTCAACAACATGAATGTTGCGGTCAAACTCAGTAAACGCCGCACCTTCTTTGATATCCCAATCCCCTTCAAGAAGTTGTCTTCTTTGTTGCTCTGGCAAGGAGAGAAGCATTGCTTCATAGTCACCTGCTTCCGCAAGGTATGGATTATCAGAAAGTCGTGCGGGTATAAACCTTCGCTTAAAAAGAGGTCTTCCAGCTTTCTGATGTCCTGCTGGGTATCGTAGCACCTCTCCTGTTTCAATATCTGTTGCATCAAAAGACCTATTGTAAGGTGCAGGGTCAATAAACATTTTCTTTACCCAGTGATGTCCACGACCTCCGGGGTTTGTTGTTGCTCTCATAAAAATTGGCAAGTCTGGTGCAGTGGACCGTAGACGACTTCGCATGTAGTTCCATGCATATGGTGTGGCCCATTGTGTCAGTTCGTCAAAGCCTATCCAGCTAAATGCCAGACCCTGATAACGCAAGACATCATCATCCCTATCCAGATATGACATCCACAATCTTGCGCCAGATGGCGCAGTCCACTGCATCTTTCTTTCTGACCACTTAATACCGGGCCAGATTTTAGGGTACAATTCCTGCGATTTAAAAATAAGTTCTCGCAGTTCTTCAGTTGTATGTCGGAGTAGTAAACCACTGAAAGCGGGATGCCCCATGTATCTTAATGGGTCTGCAAGCATGGCATAGGATTTGCCGCCACCCGCTGAACCACCGTACAATACCTCTCGTTCACTTGCTGCAAGAAACTCAGTCTGTGGGCCGGGATTGGGTTTGAATAGTACGTTAGCGTGTTCTTCTATACTGCTAGTTTCGTATTCAGGTACTACAGTTTCCTGTATCTCAACCGCTGGCTTTTGCGCCGGTTCTGTTTTCTTCAAGGGCTTCCGCTTTGGCGATTGCCTTTTGCGCATAGCTTGTGTACTTGCAGATGCTTTTAATTTTATACTTGTGTTATTTTCCATATTAAAATGTATTACCTTTTTGTAAATTCATTTTTGCTGGAATTATACACAAATTATCAAAAACATGCAACCCACAAACATTTTTTCCCTGTAAAGGTATTATATGGTCAACGTGATGTTGCACACCAGTAAGTTTAGTTGTTTTATCCGATACTGCATAAACTCTTTCTATATCACTTAAATTTGCCCAAGAAGGAGTGGCATTTAATTTACATGCACGTCTTTTTGCTTGCAGTGCTGTTTGTCTATTCCTATTATTCTTTTTATAATTTTTGTGATATTCTTTTACGTGTTCTGAATGTAAAGACCGCCATTCTAATGCTTTTTTTTGAATTGCATCTTTATTTTTTTGTGCATATATTTTATGTACTTTATTAACACACTCTTTGCATTTACTTCTATAACCACATTTTAAACGACTGTCTTTATAAAAATAAAGTAAAGACAATTCTTGTTTGCACTGTCTACACTGTTTTTGCACCTGTTCTTGCATTTTCTAATTCTTCTGCTTTAGCAATAGCACGTTGAACATATTCACTCCACTTGCGGAGGCTTCTAGCTTGGTCCTTACGCTGTCGTTCATTAGCTATCCTCTTCCTTAATCCTACATGTGAAATGTATCTGCCTGTATTTGCACTCAACCAATTTGCTACTTCACGATAAGAGTACTGATTTACGTGTTGTCTAGCTTTTTCAAGCAAATCTAGTTCAAGTTTTATAGGGTCAAGAATGTCGGGGTCTTCTTCGTTTTGCTTATAGCCAAATGGTACAGTCCTTGCAATGCGAGGTATCTGTACCCATTCGTTTTCTTCTTTAATGTCTGTTGGCTGTGGTAGTTTCCATTTGCCTATGCTTCTACTCATCGTCTTCCACAACAGCTTTAGGTGGCATAAGCATAACACCGCCGCTTGCTTCTACCTGCATCTTTTCTGTCTTCACCAAACCTGTGCGGTCAAGCAATTCTTTTGCGGCAGACATCTTGTCACGAATACCAAGTTCAGTTGGATTGTACAACGCACCTGTCATTGCTATTGCCGCTTTCGGCGCATTACGTGCCATATACATTTGAGTAGCTTCCAGAATTTCTTCTTTAAGACCCTTAACAATATCCGTAGTGCTAGAAGTGTCAGCATATCCTGCTAGTTTCTTTGCCTGTACAATGTCACCACCTGCTTCTTCAAACAATACATTGAGTAATGTCTGTTGCTTTTCCGTTAATTGCCTAGCCATTTGTTTTCATCCTCTGTATAAGGCCACATATCATTTGCCTTTGTTTTGGCACTTGCCTACTGCTTTACAGTTACTTGGTGTCGGGCAGTTCTTACAAGTCTTAAACATTAAAATT